CATAGGACTTGAGGGTCAGCTGCGAGAGGCCGCCGAACTTGCTGCGCACGTAGATGCTATCCACCGAGTCGGCAACGCCAGCACCACGGCTGATGCGCTCGATCGTGTCGCCAGGCACCAAGCCCGTGCCCCATTGCCCCACAGGGCCGAGCAGCTTGGCCTGCAGAATCTCGCGGACCGTCTTGCCGGTGTCGCCTGCGGCCCACGCCTTGATGGGGCGGTCGAAGCGGCGTCCATTCCACCACACGGGGTAGTCGCCGGTCAGGTGCCACACGAGTTCGTAAAGGCCCACGCCCTCAGTCTTACCAACCCGGTTCGCAGCCAGCATGAGGCGTTGGCGGTACGTCAGGCCAGCCTCGAAGAAGCTCAGATGCTTAGGGTACAGCTCGCGGCGCAGCGGACCTTCGTCAGGGTAGTAGGTGTAGATCTTCCGCCGCGAAATGCGACGCTGCTTCTCCTCAAGGAGCTGGAGCAGTTCGATCTTGGCGGCGCGATCCATCACTTCGGATCCTTGATCAGCTGTTGGGCGAGGACGGACAGTTTGGCGTCGATTTCCTCGTCACTGAGTTTGTGGACACCCATGGTCGCATTCATGTCCACGGTTTGGGACGCGAGTTTCGGTGCGTAGAACGGAGCTGCCGCCTTCGCGCTGTCTTGGCGCATGGGGAGGTCTGGGTAAACGATGTCGGTCACCAGCTCTTTGGAGACCACATTGCCTTTCTTGTCGTACTTGATGTCCCAGCGCTTCTGCTCAATGGGCTCGCCGCGGGCGACCATGAGCAACCACTCATGTGGAAGGAGACCTGTGGCCTTGGCTTCCTCGCGAGCTTGGGCTGTGATTTTCTGGACGGAGCCTTTTGGACGGCCACCTCCAGGACGAGCGCCTCCACGTGGCATTTCGGGTCCTTTCGGATGTTTGGTTGAGTTCCAGAGGATAATATCTCGCATTACCACGTTTGAACACCGCTGTAAACACGCCGGCTCATGTGGAGGAGCAAACTACACAACGGCGGAACCGTAGCTCATATTGTAGCGATTTGTGGTACGTAAGTTGTTGATTTTATTAGGGCCTGCTACACGCTACATGCTACATATTCTATTCTTGATCGAAAAAGTAGTTAAAGAAAGAAAGAATAATATATAAGTATCTTTCTTTAATAGTCAAAAGAAAAGAGAGTAGGCGCTGGGTGTAGCGTGTAGTTCTGTAGCGGTCATGCAACACATGTTTACTTCTCCTAATTTAATAGTTAAAATCGATGCCACGTCACCATAGGAGCTGAAAATGAAGAAACCTGACCCACAACTAATTAAGGATCTGTTTGATATTGTGGGGGCCGTCCAAGCCTCCAAGCGCCAAGAAGTAGCTGACCAAGTGCTTCGATTGCAAGCCCACATAGGTTCCACAGACGACCTCTTTGCCGACCGTCGCAAGGTCGCATGGGCTCCAGGAGGCAAGGCGCGAAGTACTGTAGAGGCTCGTGCTCAGCAACCTAAACCAGCCAAGAAGCCAAGCTGCCGAGTTATTTGGCGAGGAGGTGGTTCCGCTCTCTGTACCTTGGACGAAGCCGCCGAGACTGTCAAGAAGACTCCAGCCACGCTCTCAGTCTATCTAAGCAAGGGCAAAGGTAGGTATGACTGCGTAATTGAGGACGACATCATCACCGTTCAACGTCTCTAACCACCTATTTACAAGCGGAAACGTCTCGAATTAGAATGCCTCTGTCTGCCGGGCTTGTCGTGTCTCCTTAAGCGCAGCCTTGGGTCCCACGTCGTCATCCTCAGCAAGTGACTTGCCCGGCAGACACCTTTCATGTGGCTGAGCACTTGAAGGATAAGCGGCCAACTGCTGGGGTGGCCTAAGAAGACGACTGTACAAGGGGATCCGGAATTGGCACCACGAACAAAGAAACCAACGGCATCGACCGTTGACAATAAAGCATTAGAGCTTGGAAGAAGTAAGCTCGAGTCCTCCGGACTCACGATGGAAGATGCCAAGTTGCTTGGCATGAGCTGCTTGAGCGGCCAACAGACCTCGAATCTCCATCCTGCTTTCAAATCACTCTGCAGCCTGCGCCTCGATTACTTCGACCACCTCGGCCAACCGGCTGCGGATTGGCCAGGCAGCTCTCCATTCTACCGAATTCGTTACTTAGAGCTGGGCACCGACTTCGCCTCGATTGCTGAGAAGAAGCCACCACGTTACGTGCAGGAACCCAACACGGCTCCTGTGGCCTATTTTGCCAAGAACCAAGACTGGTCAGAGCTAGTCACTGACACTAACCTCCCATTGATCCTGACTGAGGGCGAGCTCAAAGCAGCCAAGGCCTGCAAGGAAGGGTTTCCGACGGTGGGCCTTGGTGGCGTGTACAACTGGCGCAGCCACAAGCTGGGTCTGACCTGGCTGCCGAGTTTAGATCCGATCAAGTGGCTGAAGCGCAACGTCTACATCTGCTTCGACTCGGATTACATGTCCAACCCGATGGTCTGCTCCGCCTTGCGTGAGCTGGCTGAGGAGCTGCATCGGCGAGGCGCCTTCGTGCACCTGGTCAGCCTGCCTCAGCTGCACGGCTTCGAGAAGGTGGGTCTCGACGACTTTCTGGTTCACGCGGGCCCATCATCGAACGAGATGTTCCGCCAGCTGCTCTCCGAGGCCGAGCCCCTGGGGCTGACAGCACCGCTGTGGAGCCTGAATGACAAGTACGTCTACGTCCAGGACCCTGGCCTCATTGTGGACCAAGCCACTCGGTTCAAGGCATCGCCGTCCGCCTTCAAGGAGCACCTGCAGGCACCGATGAACTATCAGGAGCGTGGCCTCAAGGCGGACGGGTCCATCAGCTTCAAGGCGGTCAGTGCTGCAGCTGCTTGGCTCAAGTGGCCTTTGCGGACGGAGGTGACTAAGCTGACCTACCAGCCAGGAGCCGAGCGCTTCATCCAGAATCCGCATCCGCTGTTCAACATCTGGCCAGGCTGGGGTGTCGAACCAGTCGAGGACGACGTCACCTTGTTCTTGCAGCTGGTCGAGCACATCTTCACAGGAGCCGAACCTGAAGCCAAGGAGTGGTTCCTCAAGTGGTGCGCGTATCCTCTGCAGCACCCAGGGACGAAGTTGTTCAGCTCGGCCGTCATCCACGGCATTCGGCACGGCACAGGTAAGTCGCTGATCGGCTACACGCTGGGCCGCATCTACGGCAAGAACTTCACCGAGATTAGCCAGATGGACCTGCACAACAGCTTCAACGAGTGGGCTGAGGGCAAGCAGTTCGTCATGGGCGACGACGTGACTGGATCGAACAAGCGGGCCGATGCTGACTTCCTCAAGAAGCTCATCACGCAGCGCGAACTCCGCGTCAACGGCAAGTATGTGCCAACCTACGTGGTACCTGATTGCATCAATTACTTCTTCACGGCAAACCACCCAGACAGCTTCTTCCTGGAAGACGACGACCGACGATTCTTCATCCACGAGGTCCGCGTCGGCCCCATGTCTGAAGAGTTCTACATGGAGTACGACCTGTGGCTCGACACGGGCGGATCTTCTGCAGTGTTTCACTACCTGCAGAACCTCGATCTTGGCGACTTCAACCCAGCGGCTCCTGCCTTCAAGACCATGGCAAAGGAGCGCATGATTGCCAACGTCCAGAGTGACCTGGCCGGTTGGGTGCGCCAGCTGATCGCCACGCCTGATCACGTGCTGCGGGTCGGCGAGATTGTCATGGACAAGGATCTGTACACCTCGAAGGAGCTGCTCGCCTTCTACGACCCGACTGGCAAGACTGGCACGACGGCCAATGGCCTGGGCCGCGAGCTGGCCCGCGCTGGTGTGCATCAGGTTTGTGGTGGTAAGCCGGTTCGTCTCCACGACGGTTCGCAAGGTCGCTACTACGCCATTCGCAATCCGGACACGTGGGCCGTTTCGTCTGGGACGAATATCATCGACCACCTTTCGCGGTGGGAGAAGAAACAAACTGGGCAAAAAGCTGCAAAATACTGAAACCACACGTTTACAACTCGTTACCAGCAAGATATAGTCGTACCTGCTGAGGGACATACTGCCCAAAGCTTTTCTCAACTCAACTTGGAGTCACATCATGAGCAAACTGCTGGAAGATCCGAAGGTCGCTGCCCTGGTCGAAAAGACCGAAAAGAACGCCACCAAGTCCGCAACCAAAGCCCATCTGGAAGTAGTCAAGGCCGCGGTCGAAGCCAACAAGGAAACCGAAGACAAGGCCGTCAAGACGGCCGTGGCCGAAGTCCTCAAGGGCATCGTGGCCGGCATCAAGGAAGCTGCCTAATCCAGGCTGCGACAAGGCGCTGCGGGAGTCTGACCCAAGGCGCCTTTTCTTTCACCTCAATATAAGTGGAGAATTACATGCGAACCAAAGTCACGAAGGAAGACGTGCAGGCGAAGATCGCTGGCGTCGAGTACTTCATCATGCCCGATGGCCGGACGACCATCGCTCACGTCACGCTGCGCAACGGCTTCACGGTCCGTGGCGAATCGGCCTGCGTCAACGCGGTCAACTTCAACAAGGAGCTCGGCGAGCAGTACGCCTTGGAGAAGGCCTTCGATAAGATCTGGGAGCTGGAAGGCTATCTGCTGGCTGAGCAGCTGAACAAACATCCGCTGGACGCCATTGCCCGCGTCTGCCATGAGGTCAACAAGGCCTACTGCGAAGCGCTGGGCGACAACAGCCAGCCCACCTGGGAAGACGCGCCTGCCTGGCAACGCGAGTCGGCCCGCATGGGTGTGGATCTGCACCTCATGGGTATCTTCGGTCCCGAGGCCAGCCACATCAGCTGGATGAACCAGAAGCTCGAGGACGGATGGACCTATGGCCCGGTCAAGGATCCTGAAGCCAAGCAGCATCCCTGCATGGTTCCCTTTGACCAGTTGCCGCGCGAGCAGCAGGCCAAGGACTACATCTTCCGCGCCGTCGTCCACGCTCTCAAGGAGGCCTGACCATGCGCTGCTACCAAGTCACTGGTCCGGGCGCCAAGCGCTACGCTGCCACGAACGCCGATGCTCGCGCCAAGCGCGACGAGCTGGTTGAACAACTCGGCTGCAAGAAGAAGGACGTTATCATCGAGCAGACCGACATCCCGGTCACCAAGGCTGAGCTGCTCGAGTTCATCAATGGCCTGTGCGCCGAGCTGGACGAGGAGTCCGGAGAATGAGTCAAGTCCGTCTGATCGCCTTCACCCAGCCTACCAACCTGGCCGGTGTCCAGACGGGCGAGGAGCTTGTGGCCTACTGCGCTCGGGTCTCGAACCCGGGCAATCAGGCCAACCACGAGACGGCTCCTCGTCTCCTGAACTACCTGACCCGCAACCATCACTGGTCGCCGTTCGAGATGGCGCATGCCGTCGTCGAGATTACCACGACCCGCGACATTGCACGCCAGATTCTGCGTCACCGCTCCTTCAGCTTCCAGGAGTTCAGCCAGCGCTACGCAGCCGTTACTGACGAGATGGTCATGCGTGAGCCTCGCATGCAGGACACCAAAAACCGCCAGAACAGCACCGAGATTTACGACGAGGATCTGAAGTTCTGGTGGGATGACAAGCAGTCCGGTGTCGCTGCCTACACCTCGGCTGTCTATCAGCAGGCCTTGGAGCGCGGCATCGCCAAGGAAGTTGCTCGGTCTGTCTTGCCTGAGGGCTTGACGCCAAGCCGCCTGTACATGGCAGGCACCATCCGCAGCTGGATCCACTACATTCAGCTTCGTTCTGCCAACGGCACGCAGAAGGAGCATCGTGAGATTGCAGTCATGTGCAAGCTCGCCATCCTGGACGCCATGCCTTCACTCGAGGAGATTCTCAATGCAACGCAAGACCACTAAGCCGGTCCCGATCAAGGACCTGGTCAACCATCCGCCCCATTACGCCGAGACGGACAACGGCATCGAGTGCATCGACGCCATCCGTGCCGCCCTGGGCCGTGAGCAGTTCATCGGCTTCTTGCGCGGCCAAGTCATCAAGTATCAGTGGCGCCTGGGCAAGAAGGACAGCTCGGTGCAGGACAACCAGAAGGCAATCTGGTACGCCAACAAGCTCAACGAGGTACTGAATGAGCAAAGCGTTTGAGAAGCTGGGTCTACCCACCACGGCTACGCCTGACGAAGTCAAGGCCAAGTGGCGCCAGCTCTGCATGATCCACCACCCCGACCGTGGCGGTAACCCGGTGGAGTTCGACGAGCTGCGCCGTGCCTACAAGCAAGCGCACGCCGAGGCCAGCGAACCCAAGCCGTGCAGTGCCTGCGCTGGTTCAGGCAAGGTCACTCAGAGCCATGGGTTCAACAGCATCGAGCTGCCTTGTCCATCCTGCGGTGGGAGTGGCCATGCCTAAGAAACCCAAGACCGTGCAGGTCGGCAGCCGCGAATACCACGCGCAGCTGATCAAGCATTACGCAGTTCGCTGCACGGCCTTGGTGCACTGCAAGGGAAACCTCAGCCGCGACGACCTGGAGTACTTGGCCCAGACTGCGACCAAGCTCAAGGACGAGCGGCTGAAGCAGTGCATTGCCGAGTTGATCGGCTGGGGCGACGAGGAGCGGTCTGAGCTTGAGACCTTGATCGCCATCGGCTTTGAAGCCATGAAGCTCTGTAGCCCAAGCCGACTGCGTGAAGCGGCGATGAGGGTCGGCCTCAAATACCACATGAAGGAGTTAATGAATGAAACCAATGCTCGCAGCGGCGACGGACGGCAAGCACCTGACGTACCCGCTTCTACTGAGCCCCAAGCTTGATGGGGTTCGCTGCCTGATCATCAACGGCGTGGCCATGAGCCGCAGCCTGAAACCGATCCCTAACAAGCACGTGCAGAAGCTGTTCGGCCGTGCTGAGCTGAACGGCCTTGATGGGGAACTGGTCGTCGGCCCGGTCAGTGGCCACGATGTCTTTCAACGAACTAGCTCCGGCGTCATGAGTATCGAAGGCGAGCCTGAAGTCAACTTCTGGGTCTTCGACGACTTCAATGAATCCGGCGCTTTCCATCGCCGCCTGCACACGGCCCATCGGCGGATCAAGAAGCAGAAGTTCTGCGAAGACGTACCGCACCACATTATCACGACCGAGGAACAGCTGCTCAACATGGAGGAGGACTACCTCGAGCTGGGCTACGAGGGCATCATGCTGCGTCACCCCGACGGTCCGTACAAGCACGGTCGGTCGACGGCGAAGGAGAGCTACCTGCTGAAGCTCAAGCGCTTCACTGACTCCGAAGCTGAGGTCATCGGCTTCACGCAGCTCATGACCAACCGCAATGAAGCCAAGCGCAACGAGCTGGGTCACCAAGAGCGGAGCAGCAAGAAGGAAGGTCTGGTGGGAGCCGGTGTGTTGGGCGCTATCAAGGTTCGCGACTGCACCACCAAGGTGGAGTTCGAAATCGGCACCGGCTTCACCGCTGAGCAGCGTGAGAAGTTCTGGCATGGGCGTCAGCTGATGATCGGCCAGCTGGTCAAGTACAAGAGCCAGCCGGTTGGCGTGAAGGAGAAGCCTCGTTTCCCGGTCTTCCTCGGGTTCCGCGACCATCGTGACCTGTGAAAATATATTGAAAATACCTGTTTACAACATCATCCGATTGGTTTAATATCTAACCACGGTCGAGCTTGATCGGATAACCTTGCTGAGGAGTTGTGATGAAGATCGAAATTAAGTGCCGCTTCGATGGAAGCGTCTTGTTCTCTCACGAAGCTGAGAACAATTCAATAAAGTTGACCCTGGAAGCCGCGGTCTCTGCCGGTGCCTACCTGGCCCGTGCCAACCTGGACGGTGCCAACCTGGCCGGTGCCAACCTGGCCGGTGCCAACCTGGCCCGTGCCTACCTGGACGGTGCCAACCTGGCCGGTGCCAACCTGGCCGGTGCCAACCTGGCCGGTGCCAACCTGGCCGGTGCCTACCTGGACGGTGCCAACCTGGCCGGTGCCAACCTGGCCGGTGCCAACCTGGCCCGTGGCGAAGTTCTTATTGGTGAGCGCCCGATCTTTCAAATTGGCCCCATTGGTTCACGGTGTGCGTACTTCATCACTTATCTTACCGACAAGGGCCTGCGTCTTCGCGCAGGATGCTTCTTCGGTGACCTTGGTAAGTTCGAGGCAAAACTTGATGCTGAGCACGCAAATGGAATTCATGGCCGCGAGTATCGTGCTGCGCTTGAATTGATTAAGGTCCATGCTGAAATCTGGACTCCTGAAACTGCGGTCCTCGTGGCCAACAACGAAGAAGAGGTGCAAAATGGCTGAAGTCAAATACAAATTCCCGAAGGCGATGGGCGCCTGTGCGGACAAACTGTTCGAGCTGCGCGCCAAGCGTCTGGCGATGCAGAAAGAAGTCGATGCCGTTGAGGCCGAAGAGAAGGCACTCAAGGAGCACATCATCAACACCCTGCCGAAGTCCGAAGCCTCGGGCGTTGCGGGCAAGCTGGCACGGGTCACGGTGGTCACAAAGGAAGTGCCGCAGGTCAAAGACTGGGATGCGTTCTACGCGTACGTGAAAAAGACCGGTAGCTTTGACCTGATGCAGAAGCGGCTGACCGACAGCGCCATCAAGGAGCGTTGGGAAGCTGGCAAGGAAGTTCCGGGTGTCGAGCACTTCAACGCCGTGTCCGTGTCCATCAACAAGATCTAAGTGTGACGTCACTCAGCTGCTCAGGGGCACGGCCTTGGGCGGCTGATCTTCAACTCCGTGCAGTCCATGTACACTAGTTAGGAGCTCCTAAAATGGCAACCAAGAAACAACCCGCCTCCAAGTCCACCGCCCTCGTCAAGTGGGACGAAGAACTCGCCAAGCAAGCCGAAGTCGCAGCTGGCATGGAGGCCAACACGGGTGGCGGTCAGTTCTTCAGTCTGAAGTCTGGCATCCTCAGCTGGCAAGACGCCCCGCTGCCCAACAATCAGATGGCCGTGGTCGTTCTGGACTCGATCCTCGAGAACGTGTTCTACGAGGGCAAGTACGATCCGGACACGCCGCAGGGCCCGACCTGCTTTGCGTTCGGTCGTGAAGAGAAGACTCTGACACCTCACACCATCGTCATCGAAGCCGGCAACGCCCAATGCGGCGCTTCCGGTCTGTGTGATGGCTGTGAGATGAACGAATGGGGCTCGTCTGACGTCGGTCGTGGCAAGGCCTGCCGCAATACCCGTCGTCTGGCCATGATCCCGGCTGGCACCTTCAACCAGGCTGGCAAGTTCGAGCTGATCGAGGACGAGGAGCACTTCGCTTCGACCGCCATCGGCTTCATGAAGCTGCCGGTCACGTCGGTCAAGGGCTACGCCTCCTTCGTCAAGCAGGTGGCTGGTGCGCTGCGCCGCCCGCCGTTCGGCATCGTGACCAAGGTCAAGGTGGTTCCGGATCCGAAGAGCCAGTTCAAGGTCGTCTTCGAGCCGATCATGAACCTGCCTGACGAGCTGATGAGCGCCATCATGCAGCGCCATGAAGAAGCGAAGTCCACCATCGACTTCCCGTACCAGCCGAATGACGAGGAAGCCGCACCTCCTCCGAAGCGCGGCAGCCGTGCGGCTCAGAAGCCTGCCCGCGGCCGCAAGTACTAATTGCAGTGCCTTACCCGGCGGGTCTGACGGTCTCTCCTCCCGTCGCCGCCGGGCTTTTCTGATTCAGGAGCATAACTATGAAAAAACCAGTGACCAACCCAGCTTTGCAGTCGTGGCTGGCGCTGAATGACTTCTTGCGGGGCGCGAACGAAGCGGCGTGTGATGGACTTCTCAAAGAGGAGCTCAAAGGACGTAAGCGCAAGCAGTTCATCAAGCGGATCCACAGCCGTCTGAACAAGGCCCGTGCCGATCGCGAGCGCGCTGAGCTGGAGGCGAAGTCGTCATGAAGCAACCAAAGCCCGTCACCGTCGACTTTGAGACCTTCGGCATCGAAGGCCGACCCAAGTACCCACCCATGCCGGTGGGTGTCTCCATCAAATACCCAGGCAAGAAGGCCAAGTACTACGCCTTCGGCCATCCTGAGGCCAATAACTGCTGCTGGTCCGAAGCAGCTGAGGCCTTGGCTGCCGCATGGAACCATAAGGACGGAGTCCTGTTCCAGAACGGCAAGTTCGACGTGGATGTGGCTGAAGTTCATTTCGGTCTGGCCATCCCCAGCTGGGACCGCATCCATGACACGTTGTTCCTCCTGTTCCTCGATGACCCGCATCAGATTGAGCTTGGCTTGAAGCCCGCCGCGGCTCGCCTGCTCGACATGCCGGCTGAGGAGCGTGATGCTGTGGGCGAGTGGTTGATCGCCAACCAGCCAGTCCCAGGCGTCAAGATCAGCAAGTCGAAGTCGTCTAAGCACTACTTCGGCCGCTACATCGCCTACGCCCCAGGCGACGTCGTCGGCAAGTACGCCAACGGCGACGTCGACCGCACTGAGGGCATCTTCAACCTGCTGTGGAAGAAGACTCTGGACCGCGGCATGATCCCGTCCTACGACCGCGAGCGGCGTCTGATGCCGATCCTGCTCGAGATGGAGCGCCAAGGCCTGCAGATGGACCACAAGCGCCTGAGCAGCGATGTGGCCATGTATAACCAGTGGCGTGACACGATCAACGCGTGGATCATCAAGACCCTCAAGGCTGACCCATCAATCAACCTCGACTCAGGTGAACAGCTGGTCAACGCCATGGTGGATGCTGGCAAGGCCGATCCTGACCTGATGCCACGCACTCCGACTGGCAAGTTTCAGACCAACAAGGAGGCCCTGCTGCTCGGCGTCACGGACAAGGTGCTGCTGGCTGTGCTCAAGTATCGCACCCAGCTCAACACCTGCCTGAACACCTTCATGCAACCCTGGCTGGCTACGGCTGACGCGTCTGGCGGCCTCATCTTCACAACCTGGAACCAGACGAAGACACCGTCAGGCGATTCCAATGTGGGAACGCGAACTGGCCGCCTGTCATCGACGCCGAACTTCCAGAACATCCCCAAGGAGTTCCAGCCGATCTTCCACCACGAGTCGCCTGAGAAGAAGCTGCCTAAGTGCCCGTGGAAAGATCTGCCCCCACTGCCTAAGGTGCGCAGCTACATCACGCCATTCGTCGGTGAGGTCTTCATCGATCGTGACTACTCCCAGCAGGAGCCACGGATCTTGGCTCACTTCGACGGTGGCGCTCTGATGGAGAAGTACCTCGAGAATCCGTGGATTGACTTCCACGACTACGCCAAGGCGGAGCTTGAGAAGATGGGCAAGTTCTACGACCGCAAGCCGGTGAAGAACACGAACCTGGGCCTGATCTACGGCATGGGCGTCGGCAAACTGGCCGCCAAGAACGACATGACCGTCGAGGAGTCTGGCGAGTTGAAGAAGGCGATCCTGCAGCTTTACCCCGGGCTGAAGGAGATGTACAAGGACATGAAGATCCGCGCGAAGTCTCAGCAGCCCATCCGCACCTGGGGTGGCCGCGAGTACTACTGCGAGGAGCCGAAGCTCGTCGATGGTCGCATCCGTGAATTCGACTACAAGCTGGTCAACGTGCTGATTCAAGGCTCGGCTGCTGACTGCACCAAGGAGGCGATCATTCGCTACCACGCAGCCAAGCACCCAAGCGCTCGGATCGTCCTCAACGTCCACGACCAGGTCACGGCCAGCGTGCCGAAGAAGATCTACAAGGCCGAAATGGAGGTCTTGCGGAAGTGCATGGAGTCCGTCGAGTTCGACGTCCCCATCTTGAGCGAAGGCGCAATTTCATCAACCAACTGGGACGAACTCCAGGACTACGACAAGAAAGGCAAGGTGCTCTAATGGCCACCAAGAAAGTCATACCCATCAAGCAAATCACGAGCTGGTCATTCAGCCGCTACAGCACCTACAAGCAGTGTCCGCTGAAGCTCAAGCTGAGTGCCATCGATCGGATCCGCGAACCTGGCAACGATGCCATGCGCCGTGGTGATGCCATCCACAAGCTGGCTGAGGCGTACATCAAGGGCGAGGGCCGTACGATGCCGGCTGAGCTGAAGCTGTTCGGCGACGAACTCAAGAAACTGCGCACCCAGTACAAGAAGAAAATCAACGGCATGGTGGTTGAAGACAACTGGTCGTTCACCAAGGACTGGGACGAAACCCAGTGGGACGACTGGATCAACTGCTGGCTGCGCATCAAGCTCGACTGCGCCCACCATGAAGACGACGAGACCTTGATCATCACGGACTGGAAGACTGGCAAGTTCCGCGTCGAGATGAATGAGGAGTACGTCGAGCAGCTGGAGCTCTATGCCCTGGCCGCTCTGCTGCTTCATGAGCACATTCAACAGGTCAAGCCTCGGCTGGCCTATCTGGACCTCGGCATCACGTACCCTGAGGCTGACAAGCCGCTGGTGTTCACGCGTGCTGACATTCCCAAGCTTAAGAAGCTGTGGGAAAAGCGGACCAAGGCGATGCTGAGCGACAAGCAGTTCGCCCCTCGTCCGAACGATAAATGCCGGTGGTGCTTCTACCGCGCATCCAACAAGGCTGCCGGTGGCGGTCAGTGCAAATACTAAGGAGAAGTTCATGGAACACGTAATGATTGACCTTGAGACCCTGGGCCGCCGTGCTGGCTGCTCCATCCTATCCATCGGCGCCGTTGCCTTCGATCCGGTCAAGGGACTGGGTGAAGAGCTGTACATCGTCATCAACCGCGACAGCTGCAAGACTGCTGGCCTCCACGAAGACCCGGACACGTTGGCCTGGTGGGAAGGCCAGAACGAGCAGGCCAAGAAGGTGCTCATCGATGCCAGCGCCAAAAAGGCCCTGTCCTTGGAGGCCGCGCTCGACGAGCTGACTGACTACCTCAAGCAGTTCGGTGCTCGGAAGGTCAAGATCTGGGGCAACGGCAGCGACTTCGACAACGCCATCCTGACGGCTTGCTACGCCTCCATCGGTCGCAACATCCCGTGGGAGTTCTGGAACAACCGCTGCTACCGTACGCTGAAGTCCCTGAAGCCGTCCGTCAAGATGCAGCGTCAGGGCACCTACCACAACGCACTTGACGACGCCAAGTCGCAGGCCACCCACGCGATTCAATTGCTGGGGTGAGCTGATGGATGACGTCGACCGTCAACTTGCACGGGACGAGGCGTTGGACCAGGCGAATCTTGATCGGATTCGCGAGCAAGCAGCCAAGATACCTGCGGGCAACCCAGGGGACTGTGAGCTTTGCGGTGAGTGGTCAGCTCGTCTGGTCAATGGAGCGTGTGCTCCATGCCGAGACCGGTATAAGTTGCCATGATGCTGGAAAGCAAAATAGAGCAGAAGGCTTGCGATCTTGTGTGGGAACACCTCGGGATCGTAGGCTCAAAGCTCGTAACACCGGGCGACACTGGGTACCCAGACCGAATCTTCTGGATACCTGGTGGTCGTCCGTTGTTGATTGAGTTCAAGAGGCCTGGCGAGGAGCCAGAACCAAAACAAGAATACATCCACGCTCAGCTCCGCAAGCTGGGCTACCAAGTAGAGGTACACGACAATGCAATCCGAGCTTTTCAAGCCATCATCGAAGCCGTGGCAGCCACACGCCTATCAAAAGAAAGCCGTCAAGTTCTTGCTCGAGCACGCGGCATCTGCGCTGTTCTTGGATCCGGGCCTGGGCAAGACCTCGATCACGCTCGCGGCCATCAAGCTGCTCAAGCAGAAGAAGGTCCTCGACAAGGTCCTGCTGATCGCCCCGTTGCGCGTCTGCTACAGCGTGTGGCCGAAGGAGGTAGAGAAGTGGCAGGACTTCCACGGGCTAAGGGTTCAGGTCCTGCACGGAAGCAAAAAGGACGAGGCGCTCAAGGCTGATGCTGACGTCTACGTTATCAACCCCGAAGGTCTTGAGTGGCTGCTGCAGGTCAAGAAGACCAAGACGCCATCAGGCAAGACCAAGGTGGACGTGGATCTGCGCCGCTGGAAGGCACTGGGCTTCGACACGCTGGTCGTCGACGAGCTGTCCAAGTTCAAGCACGTTGCCACCAATCGCTTCAAGGCGCTGAAGCTGGTCCTCAGCACCTTCCGTCGTCGCTGGGGCCTGACTGGTTCGCCGGCCTCGAACGGTCTGCTTGATCTGTTCGGCCAGTGCTTCGTCCTCGATCAGGGACGCACGTTGGGGCCGTACATTAGCCACTACCGCATGAAGTACTTCGTGCCCAGTCACGACGGCTTCAGCTGGAACATCCGCGAAGGCGCCGAGGACGAGATTTACGAGCGCATCAACCCACTGGCTTTGCGCATGGCGGCCGACGACTACCTGGACATGCCCACCCTGATCGAGAACAACATCCGCGTCGACCTGCCGCCCAACGTCATGGAGGTCTATGACCGCCTGGAGAACGACCTCATCGCCAAGCTGGGTGATGGCATAGTCGTCGCCAGCAACGCGGCTGCAGCCAGCATGAAGTGCCGCCAGGTCGCCAACGGCGGCATCTACCTCGATCCTGAGGTTGAGGCGTTGGTCAAGCTGCCTAAGTCTAAGCGTGAGTGGGCAAACCTGCACACTGAGAAAGTTGATGCGCTGGCTGAGTTGATCGAGGAGCTGCAAGGCAGCCCGCTCTTGGTGGCCTACGACTTCGAGCACGACCTCGATCGGCTGCGTGAGCGACTGGGCAAAGACATCCCCTACATCGGCGGTGGCGTGACGGCCAAGCGCTCAGCCGAACTGGAGCAACTGTGGAATGCTGGCAAGTTGCCTGTGCTGCTCGGCCACCCACAGGCGATGGCCCATGGCCTGAACCTGCAGGAGATGGGTAACCACGTCTGCTGGCACTCACTGACCTGGGACTACGAGCTCTATGACCAGTTCATCCGCCGGGTGCTGCGTCAAGGCAACAAGTCGAAGAAGGTCTTCGTGCACCACATCATCGCCCGTGGAACTGTGGACGAGGTGGTGCTGGCTGCTGTGAAGTCAAAACGCCGTGGGCAAAATGCTTTGTTTGACGCACTCAAAAAATTGCGCAAATAATTTGAAAATAGGTGTTTACAAGTCCACGGCCGTGGTGTATTATCTAATCACGGTCGAGCTTGACCGGACCTTGCTGAGGAGAATACCATGACCAAAAACGCTGACGCCGTCAAGATCTTCAAAACCCGCGACTCCGCCACTTCACTGCTGCGCAAGCTGGGCATCCAATCGCGTGACTATAACTTCTTCATCGAGAAGATGACTGATGGTCAAGTCGCCTGTCAAGTTGCCAAGGCTGAAATGCACCTTGAATCGCTGAAGAATCCGGCTCCTAAGGCCGAAGCAAAGCCTGCCAAGACTTCCACCAAGAAAACTGCCGAACCCAAAGTCAAGAAGGTCGGTATCTCTGCCACTGCTCGTGAGCTCATCCTGAACGGCAAGACCAACCAAGAGGTGTGGGCCATCCTCAAGGAGCAGTTCAACCTCAGCGACTCCAAGAAGCACTATCCGACCTGGTATCGCTGCGAGATGAAGCGCAACGGCCAACTTCCGCAAGACGCCTGATCATGGCCAAGCTTGAAGTCATCGCCCTAGCTGTGGCTCTCTTCATCCTGGTTGGTGTTGCCGGCCACTTCGATGAGGAAGCCGCACAGGCAGACCACGATAACTACTGTGAGATGGTCAGCATCTGGCACAAGGAAGCCGCCAAGAATATCCCGGTCAATGACCGTACTGGCTGGCCTCCATACAACGGGGAGTGTACCAAATGACTAGCAACCCAGACACGATCGAGATTCGTGACGAGAGCACGCACGAAGAGCAACGATTCCAGTTGTACATCGATGGCGGACCGCGTGCTCTCGTGACTAAGAAGCACGGCACGGTGTCCCTCAACTGGCAGGTCTACGGACCGCAGTATTGGCCCGAGGCCCAGGTCCTGATGCAGGGACTTCTTGAATTGTCTGTTGTAGCCGACCAACTATCTGGAGAGAAGAATGGCAAGTAAGAAGAAAGACCAGCCGGTGATCATGCCGTGCTGCGACCACCAACGACGTACCTGCATCCAAGTTGAACGAGCGGGCGGGTCGGTCAAATTCATCCCGCTTGACGTCAGTCTTGGACTTGAGGTCCATTCAACGTCGGCGGATTCATTCGACCAGCGGTACAAGCCGATGGAAGGATACCCAGTTGAGAAGGCCTGTCAGCTCTTCGTGAACTACAGCCAGACACTGGGTGCAACTAAGGAGGCCATGGAGTACCTTGGCCAAATCATCAACGTCAGTAAACAGGAGCTCGAAATGGCTACCACGAAGAAGCAGGTCACGGTTGAGAAGCCAGTGGCCAAACCCGCTGCTAAGAAGGCGGCACCAGCAAAGGTCACCAAGGCAGCCAAGCCGGCAGTGACCAAAGCAGCAAAGCCCGCTGTAAAGCCTGCCAAGGCCGGCGAGAAGAAGATGTCCGCCGCCCAGATGTTCCAAGATCTGATCATGGAGGGGAAGTTGACCGACGACAAGATCTTCGAGAAGGTGCAGGAGAAGTTCGGCTTGGACGAGAAAAAGCGCGGCTACGTAAAGTGGTATCGCAACCACCTCAAGAAGCAAGGCGCCAATCCGCCCGAAGCCAAAGTCGGCAAGTAACAGGCGGGCCATGGTGGCCCAACAATTATCACAACTTTAAGGAGCCATCATGGCCAAATCGAAAGAAGTCACTCGCGACGACCGCGACTACGATACCACTCAACTGCACGAGGCAGGCCATGGCCGCATTCTGCATCGCGACTACTCCGCCCATTTCTGGCGCTGGAGCTTTGCTCGTCGCTTCGTCACAGCCAAGGACAACGTCCTCGAGGTCGGCTGCGGTGAAGACAAGCCGCTGAGCAAGATCCTGACTGGCGGCACAGCTGCTCACGTTGGCCACTACACCGGCGTCGACCTGAACAAGCTGAAGCCGTCCAACCACCAGCGTCTCGAGTTCCATGGTGAGTTCAACTTCGTCGAGCGTTACAAGGAGCTGCTGAAGAAGCGTCCTGAGGGCTGGGACGTCGTGGTCAACTACGAAGTCATCGAGCACATGAAGGTCGAGCATGGTGCCAACCTGCTCAAGGCCATGTTTGCCTGCACCAAGCCTGGCGGCGTGTTGCTCCTGTCCACTCCGGTCTATGACGGCAAGCGTCATGCCGCCAACCACATCCATGAATACACCGTACCCGAGCTGCAGGCCGCCATCGAGAAGGCTGGTTACGTCATCGAGCGTCGCTTCGGCACGTTCATGGACATCAAGCACATCGGCAAGGTCGACCCGACTGGTTGCAGCAAAGCGGCCGTGCTGGAAGTCCGCAAGGCGCTGGAGCAGTACTTCGACAACGACGCCATCAGCAACATCTTCGGCCCGCTGCACGAAGACCACGCCCGCAACAACCTGTGGGTCTGCCGCAAGGCCAAGGACGGTAAGCCGGTCAAGCCGACTGCCCGCAAGGCCACGAAAGGAGCGCCGTTCTGATGATTGGCAATGTTCATGAGTTCCACGAAAAGTTCGGCCTCCCGCTGGGCACCGAAGACCAGCTGACTGGCGACAAGCACGCCCAGGAGTTCCGTGTCAAGTTCCTCCAGGAGGAGCTGGATGAACTGAAGGAGGCGCTGGATGCAGGCGACCGCACCAAGGCCTTCGATGCTCTGCTGGATCTGGCCTATGTGGCCTACGGCACGGCGCTCTTCATGGGCGTCGACTCCGCCCAGTGGGCAGCCGGTATGCGGGCTGTACACAACTGCAACATGGCCAAGGTCCGCGTGGCCAAGGCCGAAGACAGCAAGCGCGGAAGTGCCTTCGACGTCAAGAAGCCTGAAGGCTGGACTGGCCCTGAAGCGCGTCTTGAGGAGATTCTGTCATGGACCAACTCACGCTAGAAGGATTCGAGATGAAGACTAAATCACTGTTGGCATCTACTCAATTGGCCGAATGCTCGACCATTGAACTGCTCGAAGAACTCCAATCTCGCGGTGGTCATCCAGGGGCCTTGGCTGAGGCTGCTCTGCTCTGCGTGCGCAAGAGTCAGGACTACAATCAAGGGGCTGCGGATTTGGATCCTCATAAGGTTGACAGGACCCCGTACTTCCCATTCGGCGCTGTGAGCTACGCTCAGATGCTTCACACCAAAGCCATGCGGTTTAACTCGTTGGTGTTAAAGGAGATGCGCGGTCAAGACTCCAATTTTGAAGGTCTGCGTGATACAGCACTGGACATCATCAACTATGCCGGCTTTTTTGCTGGTCAGTACCCAAAGGAGTAATCATGAAAGACTTTTCACGCACCTGGCTCGATGCCCTCAACGACATTCTGATCAATGGCCAGCCGGTGGCGCCGCGTGGCAAGATGACCCGCGAGATTCCGCAGCGGACCATCGAGGTCAACATGCGGAAACCGGTGCTCCGCGTGCCCGAGCGTAGCTTGAGCTACAAGTTCATGGTGGCCGAGGCATTCTGGATCCTGTCTGGCGATGATCGTGTCGAGACCATCGCTCCCTACAACAGCCGCATCAAGGAGTTCAGCGACGACGGCGAACGCTTCTTCGGTGCCTATGGCCCCAAGATCGTGGCTCAGCTGCCATACATCGTCGAGAAGCTGCTGGAGGATGGTGACAGCCGCCAAGCTGGCCTGACCATCTGGCGCGAATGCCCGCCCAAGACCAAGGACGTGCCGTGCACAGTCGCCGTCTTCTTCGGCATCCGCGGTGGTCAACTGAACTGCCACGTCTTCATGCGCTCCAGCGACGCTTGGCTGGGCGTACCGTACGACGTCTTCAACTTCAGCATGCTGGCCCACCTGGTGTGCGGTCTGCTGAATGAGCACCGCCTGAACGACAACCTGCTGAGCCCTGGTGTTCTGTACCTGACGGCGGCGTCAAGCCACCTATACGAGACCAACTGGGACGATGCCAAGCTCTGCCTGGCCGCCGAGGTGCTCGACCAGCCCGATACCCCCAAGCTGCTGTGGAACGATCCTCACTACTTGATGGGTACACTGAAGACGCTGCGCGACTCGCGCCCGGGTGACGTGCTGCGCTGGTGGGAGGTGTAAGATGAGACCGAGCCGCGACGAATGGGCCCTGAAGCTGGCCTTGTTGACTGCCCAGCGGACGACGTGCTGCCGTCGAGCTGTAGGCTGCGTGCTGCTGAACGCTCGTGGTCACGTGCTGGCCACTGGCTACAACGGAGTCGCGGCTGGGCTTCCTCACTGTAACCACCAGCACGGCGACGAGTTTCCTCACGCCTGCTCAGGGGCCAAGGCGCCGAGTGGCACGAACCTCGATGGCTGTCAGGCGATCCACGCGGAGCAGAACGCGATGCTGCAGTGCAAGGACGTCTACAGCATCCACACTTGCTACGTGACGGCCAGCCCATGCATGACCTGCATCAAACTGTTGCTGAACACCAGCTGCGAGCGTATCGTCTTTGTGGAGGAGTATCCGCACTCAGCGGCGCGGGAGCTCTGGACAGGCGCCGGACGGGCCTGGGAGCAACTTCTTGTGGAGCTTTGATCCAACTTGACCCTCAGGAATGACCCGAGGGCATACGAAATGGGCTAGCCTATAGAAAGTACTAGGCTAGCCCGTTTAATTCATTCCTGCATGGTTCCTGTCATTTCCTGCTACTTCGTAGCGCTTCTTACCTTCTCCCAGGACCGTCCGAGCACGTAGCCGGTCATGACCACACCGAAGAGCTGCAAGATGGGGTCCGGGATCGCCTTCATCCAAGCGCCGAAGCCCTCGGTGAACTTGGCGGCAGCCTCCGGGCTGAAGATGGTCAGGATCCCCATCGGGATCGACCACAAGAGCAGCACGTAGACCACATACAAGAACGACGGGCGGGCGCGGCTTGTCCACGGGTCCGAGCTCTGGGCGTCGGC